TAGAAAAAGAAAAGAAACCAATTCTTTCCCAAGGAACACCCTGTTCTTTTTTTTGCTGACATATATTTAACAGCTCTGTTGTTTTGCCTGTACCAGGAGGTCCTACAATTATATTAATCATTAAAACAATATTCCTTGTGTTTCTATATTTGTATTTGTTTTGTAATTTTTATTTTCAAACTTAGGGTAATTTAAAATTGGATACTTAAAATTTTTTAAGATTTGCTTTTTATCTTTTTTATTTGCTATAACATAAAGATAACGATGTTTTCGAGGTCGTTGTACAACATGAAATTTATCTGGATTATTTTTTCTTTCTTCTAATGTATATTGCTCACATATTGTTTTACTATGTTTATTTGTTCCTTTCATTCTCCATTCAGTTCTTTTATCAGACAAACCAGTATATAAAAAATTTGTAGCTTGATAAATATATCCTGTGTGATGTTGACTCGTATCTGCGTAAGAAACAATTATAACTGGTCTGTGTAAAAGCTTAAAAGAATTACTTACTAAAAAAGAAGCCTCATTTTTAATATTGTTTTTTAAAACAAGCCTATTTAATTCTAATACTTTTTTCCTGTACTCATCTCCTGCAATACCTCTACATAAAGATTGAGAAGCTGGAGATCCATAACAAACAACACCAACTAATTCATCATTAAAAAATAAACCAAAAGAAAACTGTATCATTGGCATTCTTTTTGCATAATGAATTCCTAATATAAAAGGTTTTGTTTCTTCATATTTTATTGGCATTACTTTATAGTTCTCCATAATTAAAATGGTATAACCTCATCTTCAGTTCCTCCTAAAATATCTTTATCAGTTTTTTCTTCTGTTTTTAAATCAGGCATCTTTTGCATATTTTTAGGCTGTGTATATGCAGGTATTTTCCACGCACGTGTTTGTATTCCTTTTGGATATACCATCACATCTATACCCTCTAAATCTTTTATTCGTTGAACTAACCAAGATCTATTCTCTTTAAAATTTTTGGTATTCTCTAACCATTTTGATAAGTCACGTAAACGAAAGTATGTCGAATTCTCTTCCGCATTAGTATAGGGTTTTTCCATATCTAATTCATCAATATCAAATGACTCACCTCTTGCGGTACAAAACTCAAATAAATAATCTTTAAACTCACCCACCTTCGATACATCTTCAGGCATATTAATTGTAGTAATTGTTTCAAATAATCCTGACTGTATTTCTTCCCAGTCAGCTTGTTTCATCATAGGTATGTAACGTAATAATTTTCTTTTAACTAATTTACGTAAACGATGATGATATTCTATTTCATCTTGTACTTGTGTCTCTACTGGATGAGAGTCTATATCAAGATACCAAATACGTGGTTCGCGATCCGTGACACGTAAGTTCGCATATACAGGATGATCTTGACCTGATGTACCCACACCAAACTTTCTTAATTTACATTTAGCTTTTTGACAAACACTAGCGATAGGTTGATCATTACATTTATACATATATTTCATGGTACCATCAGCTTTATCAGCACCAACTTGTTTCATAATAATACCTACCTCATTAGTATTTAAAGGTGGGTCCATGTATTCGCGGTTATATGTTTCTAATAAATTCTTCCAGTCATCAGGATTAGACTTACGATAAAAAATTCCCACACTAAATAATCCATTATTTCTTGTCCCTTCTGGATAGCCTTGATCCGTTAAAATTTCTAAACATGGAGGGCCATCAGCCATGTTATTATCTTCTACCTGTATTAATATTTTACCAATATCATCACAGACATATTTGTCATATAACTCAAAGAATTCTTCTAGTGTAGCACCTTCACCATTATCAAGAAACGCGTACCGTGTTTCGCCGTGATAAGGTAAGTTTAGCCACGATCCAGTGTCTTGTTCATCAGAGAGTTTAATTTGTTTAGGAAATACCTCCGCTTTTGCATAGCCAAGATGAGCGCGTATTTCTTTTAACTTTTCATCAAACAGAAAAGCAGGTTGTGGATTTTTGGAAAATAAAAAAAGATGAGCGCCAAAAGATTTGGAGGCACACATCACTAATGGTAGTTTGTATTTTCGTATTTGTGATAATATTTTTTTATGATCCAAAGGGTACTCGTCAATATCAATACAGCCCCACGTACAAGTTGCATCGTCTCGAATGGGAACAATACCTAAAGCACGATCTTTTCCTTCAAGATGATCTTGAAACATTTGTAAAGTAGGTTCTTCATGCACTGTACGCATGCGTCCATCACGCTTACCATTTTGTTTTGTTTGGGTGTACTCATAAAAACCGTGAGCTCTATCTAACCCATCAAATATATTTTTAAATTTTTCTACTTTCATAAATAATAATAAAATAACTAGGGGCCTTGAAGGCCCCTAACCTAGATAATTAAGGTGATTACGAACCTAAAACGCCACTATCCATATTAGGTGTTACGTTTTTCATTTCGTTATCGTCATTATCACTATTTGCTTCTGGAGCAGGATCGATAGATCCTGATGTCACAAGCTCATGAAAATGTTTAGCTTCCTCCACAATATAAGATGGATTAGGAATATCATTGACTGATTTATCCAAGGTGATTTTCCATCCCCACCAATCATTCTTTTTATTTGCTTCTTGTACACCTTCCATTTTGTATACATTTGCAAACATAGGTAATGTTCTTAGTGACCCATCGTTGGCTTTAATTTTCTGATTCATCATCATTGTATTCCAATAACGGGATTTTTTATATTGTGTCTTCTGCATAATAATTTGGCATCGCTCAAACGATCCATCATCATTAATTCGTAAAACAAAATATTCAGCCGTCGTAACAATGTAGGTAGGAGAGATCGCTCCATTAATCATGTAATGATCTTCCCCATCCGCGCCACGCGTTAAAGCTGGCATGTCTTCAGGCTTATAAATTTTTACAGGTGCACCAGTCCCTTCACCTAAAGGTGACCACTCTACCCCACGTACTCTAAAGGCACATGGAACTACAGTTATGCTTTTGTAAAAGTCTTTTGTAACAGAATTAAAAATATCACCTTGCTCAAGTCCTTCTACAAACTTAGCATTTGATTTTTTAATCTCTGGTGTTTGAGAGCTAGCAATTTTTAAAAATGGTATTGCCATTTCTTGCGCACCAACATTTTCAAAGCCAACACCAATGTGGCTTGAAAAGTCTACAACATTAGTCGATATTTCACTTTTCTTTTTTTTCGTTACATCGTTCATGGTTATTTCCCTTTTTTAATTTTCACTTTATTACCCATATACACATTAAATATATCTATAGGTAAATCGGTACCTTTATTTATTTGTTCGCCAACAAAGGCGTTCAAGGTCATAGGTTCGACCTTGCGTTTTTGGTCTGGAGCTAAACCATTTTGCTCTAAGTCTTCTACCAACTTAGATGCCTGATCATTATCTCCTTTACCAAACCTCACTGACACAATGTTTTTAATTAGTTCATCGTGGTTATTTTTTTCTAACCATCCAAAACATTCTGTTTCATTATCTTTAGTGATGCTCGCTTTATAAAAGGGTTTATAACTTATTGCTTCACCACTCGTCAGTTTAATCTCTTTAACTCCGCGTTGCTCCATCATCTGAACAATTGAATCATTCATTTGTTGTAGCTCGGATTTTTTTCTTTTAACGTCGTTTTCTAATGAAAGTATTTCACTTTCAATTTGTAAATATCTATTGGATGCTTCTGACACATCTTTAACCTCAGATATTTTTACTTTATTTTCTTCAGGTAAAAAATTTGTAAAATCAACTTTCTCTGTCATAGTTATTCCTCTCGTGTAAGTCTATCTGTATGGGGAGATATGTATGCGATTGGCGATCGTATTTTAAAAGATTATATCTGCCACGATTATTTTCTGCAGCAACTGAACAACAAAGACCAATCATTGATGGATCACCAATCAATAATAAATAATCTTTATCATTAAAATCTTTTAATATATTTTTAGCCTTACGTATCGCTGGTCCAGGTGATAACATAATTTGTTTTCCCTCCTCAAATATAGGAATTAGTTTTCCATATTCCTGAGCAGTGATTACATTAAATCGAGATACCTCTTGGATAACGTACACATTTCCTTTGTTTTCTAAGTCTTTCATCTTTCTAGGGCAGTCTATATTATTTTTATTTTAATTATACAAGAAAAATGTTACTGTTTTTTAATTTTATAATTTAGAAAGTTATGCCGAAATATAAATATAGTTTTAAAACAACGCCTTACGAGCATCAATTAGCTGCTATGGGAGCTATGTTAAATCATTTTTCTAAGCAAAATAAAGAGTTTGCGTTGCTTATGGAAATGGGTTGTGGAAAAACAAAAGTATTAATTGATGCGTCTTCGTTTCTTTATGACAATGGATATATTTTTGGTTTACTTGTTATCTGTCCTAACGGTGTCAAAGGAACGTGGGTCAAAGAAATTGAAACACATATGCCAACACACGTGGATCATAACGTAGTCGTATGGACAGGACAAAAAACAAAAAAGCATGAAGAAGAATTACAAACATTATTTATTACGGAACCTGCGAAAGTACATTTAAATATTTTAATTATGAACGTTGATGCGTTTACCACGGACCGTGGACGCAAGTTTGCTGATAGATTTCTCATGACCCGTCAAGCATTGATGGCTGTTGATGAAAGCACGATCATTAAAAACTCAAGCGCGTTACGTACCAAAGCGATTACTAAACTTGGTAACTTAGCGCGTTACCGTGTTATCATGACAGGTTCCCCTATTACTAAATCTCCTGAAGATCTGTATGCGCAATGTAATTTTTTAAATCATGATCTATTAGGGTTTAGTTCTATTTATACATTTAGAGCGCGTTACTGTCAGATGCAGCGATTATCTTTTGGTGGTCGTTCGTTTAATAAAGTAACAGGATATAAAAACTTAGAAGAATTAAATTATAAGTTACGACAATTTTCTTATCGTGTTTTAAAAAAAGACGCGCTTGATCTTCCTGATCAAGTATGGATGAAAAGAATTGTTCCAATGACAACGGAACAGCTTGATGCGTACATGCAAATGAAACGCACTGCTTTAGTGCAACTCAAGCAAGAAACATTGACGACTACGTCAGTGCTCGCTCAAATGATAAGGCTTCATCAAATAGTGTGTGGTCATATGGCAACCGATGATGGTAAAGTATTATCGTTACCAAATAACCGCGTTAAAGAACTATGTGCTATTCTAGAAGAGCACGGTGATAAAGCAATCATTTGGGCGAATTATCGTCATGACATTCAAGAGATTGAAAAAACATTATTAAAAAAATACGGTCCGCGCTCCGTGGTCACGTATTATGGAGACACACCACAAAATATTAGACAAGAAAATATTAGACGATTTCAGGAGGATCAGGAGACACAATTCTTTATTGGTCAACCTATGACAGGTGGTAGAGGTATTACATTAACTGCAGCTAGTCTTGCTGTCTTTTATTCAAACAATTATGATTTAGAGATCCGTGAGCAGGCAGAGGCACGTAACCATCGTATTGGTACAGAAGATAAAGTCACTTACATTGATCTTGTTTCAACAGGAACAGTTGATGAAAAAATTATTTATTCACTACGAAATAAAATAAACTTAGCTACATCGGTGTTAGCTGAGGACATAAGGAAATGGTTAATATGATTCCATGTCCCAATTGTAAAGGAAACGGATATGTCAAACTATCGTTTGAAGCAGAGACCAACATTGAACAGTGTAAGGTTTGTCACTCACAAGGGGAAATCGATGAAAATAAATACTACCACCAATCGTGGACCGAGGGTACGAACGACAGTATTAGCATCTACTACGGACCACCACTTGATCCAGAATGCTTTAAAAACTACAAAATTTCGGGAGGGTAAGCCAGTAATACAGTTTAAGGGAGAGCCACCCTTTTAGAGTTCCAAGCGAGTTATTCACATTTTCCTCCTTAAAAAATAAGGTTGCTCGCTTGGAAAAAATTACATATAATTCGCCTAAATATAAAAAAAGGCAAAGGTTATGTTGTTACCTAATAGTCCTGTGAGAAAAATATCTCAATGTCCACAATGTGGCGAGGTATCTCTTAAATTTTATAACCCTCAATATAATAAAGTTTTAAAAAAAGAAGAGTGGGAACAGGTATTATCGGATGGTCTACAGGCCCTGAGAAAAGTTCTCGGACCTGTAAAAGAAGACCCAAAGTTTTTTATGGATTAATTTTGAAGACGTTCATCTATTATTTTACCAATGATGAACACCATAAATCCAATACCGACTAGGGCTAAGAGTATTAGCCCTAATAAAATATGCGTTATCATAATGACTCTTCAACAATCTTTTCTAATTGCATAGGCCTTGATAGCTTTGTTTTCTTACACATCTGATCAAGCAACTTTCTTGTCTTCGCTGTAATCATTTGATTGTAATGTGTTAATTTTTTCTCTTTCTTTTTCATGTTTATCCTTAAAATTGTAGCACCTGATACATAAATGATCAGGATATTTATTCTTTATCGCTATCATCAACCATTGGTGATAACGTCTATTGCACGATTTACAATCGTGAAACTCATCAAACATTCCCATTATTTTTTTAACTCCCCTTCTCTTTGCCATGTATCTTCTCCTTTAACTGGTGTGGTATACACACCAGTTGCAGGATATAATGTTTTTTGATCGTTTGCCTGCCAACCAATGATGCCATTATATTGATTATTTATAATATGCACCCAAATTAATGATGGCTGTTTTTTTCTAAAGTAATTAAAAACTTTTTTCATTGATCCTCCTGAACATTATCATCAGTATTTATAACCTCATCTATTCCACTTATGACAAGGTTATCTTCATTATGATCTTCATTTAACTTTATGGAGTCAAGAATAGCTTTTCCTCCTTTAGTCATGTGATAAGTAATATCTACCCATCTACCCCAAAAAGTATCAGTGCTAAAAGCATACACCCATCCTGCATCCGAAGGCGTTGTTGCAATACCTCCTTTATGAAAATGAAACTCATATTTTGGGTTTCCATTAGAAGAGCTATTTAATTTTTTAACTCCTGAAACTTTTATATTTATAATTGATTTTTTATTTCCTTTTTGATATTTAATCATTTCTTTCTCCTAATATCTGTAAGACTCTGCAAGTTCATGCACCATGTCAACAATTTGATCTAGTTCCACATGAACTACTTTTTCGTTAGCATTTAATAATTCTCTGATCTCTCTGATAAAATCTTCTTTAGTTTCCATTATTGATCCTCCTTAATTAATTCTGCAGTTGCACCCCACTCATCACCGACTCTAAAAATATTTGGAGTTGAGCTCCAACCTTTACTAAAACAAGCCCACGCGTCATCATCTTCATATCTTTCTTTAAGATTAAAAGAATTTAAAATACGTGAACGACCATTGCCGTAATTTGATGGTAAAAACTTTTTGCCACCAAACAACACCTGTTCATCATCATGTAAAAGCCATAAAGCTTTATCACCATAACTATATTGATCTTTAACCCAAATAAGTTTTGCTTTAACACGACGATCTAATTCATATAAACCTAAGAAACTATCTTTACCTAGGTTTTCACAAATATTTGCTTTAGTATCATCAAGACTTGAAGACGCACTAAGGCAAGCTTGAGATAAAAAACCATCTGTATCTGATCTTTCCCAACTTACTTGTTCTTTAGTTCTAGACTCAATTGCAGTTTGTTTAAATTCTTCTGCTTTAGCTAACCAATCTTTTTTAGTTAAGTTTTCTCTGTTAAACATTTTATTTCTTTCTCCTGTTAAAATATAAACCAATCTGCAAGTGCAACCAGACTTACAGGTAATGAAAGAGCAAGGTAGATCCAGTCTTCCTTGCTCGCTAATTTAAGATCGTTGATAATATATTTAATCATTATTTTTCCTCCCCAACGAAATCATTAAATTTTAAAAAACAACCTCTTAAAGAATACCATGCATCTCTATGACCTTCTTTTTTTATCTTGATAAGAACTTGACTACCTTTACTTACGTAGTCTCCACCAACAAGCCATTTATTATTTACTTTTTCTGCTCTAACTCTTTCACCGTTTAGTAGGGCTTCGTATACTTTTTTCATCGCTTCCTTCTTTCTATTTGTTATGTGTTACTTATATAGTATTTTATAATATTTTAAAACATTTATCTTATTATTGGCTGTTTTCTGGGGTTTCTAGGGCCTCTATTATTTGTCTAATCCATGAATTTTCATCAATCATTTCAAAGTACAACCACGTACAATATTGATCACTTAAATTACCTTGTAGGAATTCATCGTACCTACAGTCGCGCATGAAGGTTTGGTAAGGCGTATGATAGACATAAAGGTAACAACATACGCCCACCGTGATACACGCGACTACCAACTTAATCATCTTTTTTCTTTCTCATTTTTTATCCTTATACTTTTTGATTAATTGTTCGTTAGTACTATCATCAACAAAATAAGTATAACCATTCATTTCAATACGTAAGGCATCTTCTGCTGTTACAACAATAACCATCTTGCCTATTTCTATTTTAGTTTTTTTGTTATTCTTTCTCATAACTTTCTCCTTTATGTTTATATAATAATTTATAGTGATTTATTATATATATACAATACTTATCGATATTATGGCTGTTTTCTGGGGTTATTTAAGGGTACAGTTTCCCTCTTCATCGACCATTAATATACGTATCTTGAGTTTCTTCTGGAGGTCTGTTTGTGTGCGTGTGATGAGATATCCTTTGTATTTTCCTGACTTGCGTATGCTTGTTGATTTAACATCAACTAATAATATTTCTCCGTACTCATTGATACCAACGAGATCACAAGGACCTAAGCTTGAGAGATTATCAAAGACATAGTAACCTTGATCCGATAAAAATTTAATTGCTTGGATGTGCGATATGAAACCTTTTTGATGTTTTCTATTCACTTGATTAATATAGCATCAGTGATGATAGGTGTCACGTGGTCCGTGATCCGTGGTTCACCTTACACTACTTACACCTTTTCCGACCCCTTTTAAAAAAAAAAAATTTAAAAACGAAATACTAGTGTAAGGTGTGTCAGGTAGACAAAATAATCGTTTGTTTAAGCCATAAACTACCTTACACTTGTCGAGTTTTAGTAGTGTAAGCCTTACACTAGTAGTGTAAGGTAAAAATATTGATTGGCAGAAAACAGCCATTTTGTTCTTTGCACCACGAGGAAAATAATTTATATGTTGATTTATAAAGAGGGTTAGAAATAGTGTATTATGGTTAAAATAATTGATGGAAGAAAATCACGCAAGTTAACACCAATGCAATTACGATTTGTTTATGAGTTTTGTACTAAGACATTAATGGGTTTGCAATCTGCATCTGAGTCTGCGCGTAAAGCAGGATACTCTGACTCTGCAGCTAGAAGATCTGCTTGGGAGTTACAAGATCCAAAGAAATATCCATTGGTTGCTGAGGCTATCTACGATATGAAAAAAGAACTAGCAGATAAGTATTCTGTTAGTATGGATAAGCATGTTGCAAGGTTAGATAATCTTAGTAAAAAAGCTGAAGATGAAAAACATTATGCAGCAGCGATCAATGCTGAGGCTTTAAGAGGTAAGGCTGCAGGATTGTATGATCCAACAATAAGAATGGAGAGTGCTGTTGAGAACTTACCGCGCGATCAACTATTGCAAAAACTAAGTGAACTACAACGCAAAGGAATTCCAATTGTTAATGAAGAGAATGTCATTGAACAAGAAGAGACTAAGCCTGAACCAAAACTAATTGAACAAGAAAAGAGTAATGACTAGAAAAGAAATAAATGAACAATATGGTGATCTTAACCTTTTATGTGTAGATGGTATGGACGAAGCTATTATTGGTGTAGCTCAACAGTTTAATACTATGTCTGTGGCTTACAACAGAAATAAATGTATTGAAATTTTAATGAGGTGGGGCGGAACCCATTTAGATGCAGTAGAGTATTTTGAGTTTAATATCATTGGTGCTTACGTAGGAAAGAACACTCCTACTTTTATAGATTTATGACAAAAGTGTTTTTATTGGTTGTTAGTTTATGGGGCTACAATGGTGACACCTGGGTTTATACTGGTAACCAAATGGTTCTTGGAGATCCAATGCCTAAAGAACAATGCGAGGAAATTGTAACTAAGTGGACTAAGTTTGAAATGAATAAATACTTTCGTTTCTCAATTGAGTGTATTCAAGATTTACGTAAGAACATATAATCGCGTATCTGTGCTTTTTAAAAAAATAATCAATTAACAATGATAGAATGAAAGAGTCTTACTTTGTTAAATTAATAAAGAAGAAGCTCACTATTTATGACTGGTTGCGCATTGAGACTACAACTCTTCATGGGTTCCCTGATATGATTGGAGTTGCTCCACGTTTAGATACGATCTTCATTGAGGCTAAAGTTGCAACTGGTAACAAGATCAAGTTGAGCCCACATCAAATAGCAATGAACATTAAACTGTGGAAGGAGACTGGAGGTTGCAATTACATATTGGTTTATCAGCAACACGCGAAGCACCTTCCCCCAGACACGATAAATCTGTATGAGGGAAGGCTTTCGCTAAATCTCTTAGAAAACGGTGTACTCGAACCGCCAACCGCGGAAGGTTGGGATACTATATCTAGATATCTGCAGGCAGTTCACGGTTCACGTCCCAAAAAACCTAAGTAATCCGCCAATTATAACGTACGATAACTTTTATTTTCGTACCTTATAATTCGACTTAGCTAATAAACCGCAGAACTCTGGGCTTTTTTCGCGGTTCGCGGTTAAGCGTCTAGTTTATGGCGGATTACTGGGATTATTTATTAAAAACGTTAGGGTACCTGTGAATTATGAGAAAAATGGCTTGTTTCCGCCATTATCTACCACCTCATTTCACCCACGGTAACGCACGGCGAGTAGGCTAAGACCATGTTTCAAATTTTCAGCCATCAATTTTTCATATGAAACACTTTTTTATAGGGTATACCCCTTTTTTTTAGTATAAAGAGGGTAGGAGTCCCAATGGATCAAAAAAATAATAAATTTGAAAAGTATTCGGACGAAGAATTAAGGCTTTTATTAGCAATTGCGATGCAAGATGATGCAGCCAAGGCAAAAGATAGCTTTATGCACTTTGTTAAAATGGTCTGGCCTGAATTTATTGATGGATATCACCACAATGTAATGGCTCAAAAATTTGAAGACATAGCATCTGGCAAGTTAAAGCGATTAATTGTCAATATGCCACCAAGACACACTAAATCAGAATTTGCTTCGTACTTATTTCCAGCTTGGTTGATGGGTAAGAAACCAAAAACAAAGATAATCCAAGCAACTCACACAGCAGAGCTCTCATATAGGTTTGGTAGAAAAATGCGTAACCTTATGGACGACGAAGGATACAAGAAAATATTTAAAGATGTTCGATTACGTGCAGATAGTAAAGCATCGGGACGTTGGGAAACAAATCATGCAGGAGAATATTTTGGAGCTGGTATTGGAGGTGCTATTACTGGACGTGGTGCAGATCTATTGATCATTGATGATCCTCATTCAGAGCAAAGCATCAGTGAAACTAATTTTGATAATGCATTTGAGTGGTATATGTCAGGACCAAGGCAACGTTTACAACCAGGTGGAGCTATAGTTGTCGTAATGACACGTTGGTCGGAGCGCGACTTGACGGGCCGTTTAATAAAACAACAAGCAGAAACTAAAGCGGATCAATGGGAGGTAGTAGAGTTCCCTGCTTTACTTCCAAGTGGCAAACCTATTTGGCCCGAGTATTGGAAACAACAAGAACTAGAGTCTATTAAATCAAACTTACCTGTTATGTCGTGGGAGGCGCAATATCAACAACAACCAACGTCTCAAGAAGGAGCAATTATTAAACGCGAATGGTGGAAGATGTGGGATAAAGAAGATATGCCTCAACTAGTTCATATTATTCAAAGTTATGACACCGCCTTTAGTAAAAAAGAAAAAGCCGATTTCAGTGCCATTAGTACATGGGGAATTTTTAAAGCAGGATATAATCAGGATCAAATTATATTATTAGATTGTATCAAAGAGCGTTGGGAATTTCCTGAATTGAAAAAAATTGCTTTAGAACAGTATGAGTATTGGGAACCTGAAACAATTATTGTTGAAGCTAAAGCAAGTGGCATGCCTTTGATACAAGAACTTAGACAAGTAGGAATTCCTGTGGTAAGTTATTCGCCGTCACGTGGTAACGATAAGTTAACAAGAGTAAATTCTGTGTCTCCTATTTTTGAAGCGGGTCAAGTGTGGGCTCCTGAAGGAAAAAAATTCGCGGAAGAAATGATTGAAGAATGCGCCGCATTTCCTTATGGTGAGCATGATGATTTAGTTGATAGTATGACGCAAGCCTTAATGCGTTATCGTCAAGGTAATTTTATTGCGCTGAAGGATGATTATGAAGACCCGATTAAACCTATTTACGAACAACAACCCGAGTATTATTAAATGGTAGCTCAAGCTGCAATACCTCTAGCGATGCTTGCATCAAGCATGGGGTTATCTATTCCTGCTGTTGTTGATTATTTTAAAGGACAAAATGTAGATCTTTCAAATTATGGAGAGAATGATTTAGTAGATATTGAAACAATATTTCCTCAAACAGAGTCGCAACGAATTAAAGAATTTAAAACATATGAAGATAGTTTTTACACACCAAAACCTGTCACAGAAAATACAGATCTTAGTGATATTATTTTACAAACAAAAAAAGATGATGATGAAAAAATAACAACGATAGACCAAGAAGGAAACGTGTTACCTGATCTTCCCGATCAAATGCCCGATCCTAATGATGATGGACCAAAGATAGATATTAATTGGAAACGATTAGCAGAAATTTTAATGGAGAAAGCGGTTGATCAAACAGTCACTAAATTAGAAGATAAAGTTATAGATATTCAAAAGAAAAAAAAGAAAGGTGTTAATTTTGCTCCTGAAAAAACAGATAACATTACACGGTTACATAAAATGCGATTACAAAATATTATTGATGGTAAGACTGATACGTATCCAGGCGGTCCACAAAATGAGCGTATAGTTTTAAATGGTCCTGAAGGATCTGATTTACCTCCTATTGCTATAGGGAATATTAATTTTGAAGATTGGACAAATAAAATTACATTAAGTGATGAAGAAATTTTTAATCAAAAGGATTGGTATAAAAAAGTATATGAGAGTTTTGATGTTGTTACTGGAGGAGATAAAGATCTTCGTGATAAAGTAGCAAGAGCATGGTTATCAGGACAAATTAACGAGTCTCCCACAAATGCTTTAACCAATGTTTTATATATTTATGAGCAATACAAAAGAGGTGTTGCGTTTGATGACGTAAAAGGAAAAGGTCTTCCTGCACCAACAAATAATATTAAAAGCATTATTTACGGAAAAGATATTGAAAGTGGTATTGGTCCAAAGATAGCTGATTTTATTGATGCGGGTGAAGGTTTAGTAACGCGTTCCATTATGAATAATGACACGGCAGGCGGTTCGCCGTTCGTGGTCGACGTTCATACAGCAAGAGATACAGGAATGGTAGATCCTACTTACTTAAATAAACTTCGAGAACTTGGTTACATTGTTCCAGAAAATATTAAAACTGATTTTGGTGCGGGTGGTATAGCAGGAACTAAATATGAAAACAGATCTTTATTTGGTCAAGATCTTACAAAATATTTAAATGATATAAACTGGAAAGGTAAGAACGATTGGATCCCTGCAGAAGTTCAAGCCATTGGATGGATGAACTTAACAAAAATGTATGGTGAACTAGGTACTAGTGGAGATATTGATATGGCACTTAATAGAAACTTGCGTCGTCTTTCTATGGAAGTCGATCCTGGTGAAGGAAGTCCATGGTCAGTAGTGTATGGAGAAAAATATAATGCCTTACCTGACGATAAAAAATTTAAAGTAAGTGAAGAAGTGACAGCTAAAGCGATTGAATATGTTAGAGAACTTACAGGAGTTGATTTTAGTGGAACTGTTCACGGTACAGGTGGATGGGAACTGTATCAAAATCCATCAACCGTGCAACAAGCCTACATGTCAAAAGAAACCGCAAAAGACGCGGCAGCTAAACTTGCCTATATGCTTAATCAAACAGAGGTATGGGTTAATACGGCAAAAGAGTTAACAAAGAATCCTAATCATTTTTCTTTAGATATTGTTGAAGATGGGTCAGAAAATCTACGTGATAGTGATACATTGAAATCTTTATTTGAAAGAATTATAAACGCGGATCCTAATGGTTTATTTCGTGGTTATCAACCTATAATAGTAGACGGAAATGCAGGAATTCGTATAATTATAGACAAAGATGCTATTAAGAATTCTCCTTTAAAAAAAGCAGATATACTGCCTTATATTCAAGAATTTACTCAAAATCAGCTTAATGATATTACAAATGATTTGAATTTAGATGCTAATACGTATATATCTGAAATAGAATTAGAGAAACTAGTTAACAATTGGAAAAAGGATAAACAAGGTGGCGGTTTTAAAAACAACTTTAGTGACGACTCCTCAACAACTTCCGAAGGTGGAGGCAGGCCAAACATCTATAATTATGCAGAACAACTTACGAAGTTCTTCTCAAAAATCCTCCAAAGAGAATCAACCAACATCTCAGACACAACCAAAAAAATAACAAAGAAAAAATTAGGTGGATCTATTGATATACCTACATTTCATTTTGGTGGCTTTATAGACATTAATAGGTTATAAAAAATTATGGCTGATAATAATATTGATCAAAAAATACAATCAATTGTTGGTGAAACAATTGAAGATGCAATTGAAAACGAAGAACCTGTCGAAATAGAAATAGTTACTGAAGAAACTATTGTTGATGATGAACCAATAGAACAAGACTTTTATGGTAATTTAGCGGAGGACATGGACGACGGTGATCTAGGAGTTATTGCTAGTGATCTTATGGGTGATTATGAAAATGATCGGGCGTCACGCGAAGAGTGGGCCCATACTTACACACAAGGATTAGATTTACTTGGAGTAAAATTTCAAGAAAGAACAAGACCGTTTCGCGGTGCGAGTTCCGTTACACATCCTTTATTAGCAGAAGCTGTTACACAATTTAGTTCAACCGCCTTTAAAGAAATGATGCCATCTGATGGTCCTGTGAGAACGCGTGTCGTGGGAAAAGAATCAGTTGAAGTATATCAACAATCACAACGCGTAAAAGAATTCATGAATTATAATCTTACACAAGTAATGGAAGAGTACACGCCTGAACTTGATCAGATGTTATTTTATTTACCCCTCAGTGGTTCCACATTTAAAAAAGTATATTACGATGCGCAACTTGGAAGAGCCGTGTCAAAATTTGTTCCAGCCGAAGATCTTGTTGTCCCTTACACGGCAAGTGATTTAGATTCCTGTGAACGTGTTACACATCTTGTTAGATTATCAGAAAATGATGTACGTAAAAAACAAGTGGCAGGTTTTTACCGAGATATTGATATTACGCCATCCCCTTCTGATACACCAACGTACAGCACAGGAAATATTAAAGATGCTATTAATAATTTAGAGGGTCTTCAACCAACGGGCGAATCAGAAACAGTTTCTATTTTAGAGTTTCATGTAAACTTAGATCTTATAGGTTATGAAGATAAACAAGGTGATGAGGAAACAGGAATTAAACTTCCCTACATTGTAACTCTAGAAGAGTCTTCAGGAAAAGTTTTATCTATTCGTCGTAACTATGATGAAGATGATTCATTATTTAAAAAGAAACAATATTTTGTTCATTACAAATTTTTACCAGGTTTAGGATTTTATGGTTTTGGTTTAATACATTTAATTGGTGGCCTATCGCGTACCGCGACACAAGCATTACGTCAATTAATTGATGCTGGAACATTAGCTAATCTTCCTGCGGGTTTCAAGACACGTGGTCTACGGATCGCCGATAATGATGAACCCTTACAACCAGGAGAATTTAGAGATGTTGATGCACCGTCTGGTGCAATTCGAGAAGGCTTAATGCCATTACCTTATAAAGAACCATCACAAACATTATTTGGTTTACTTGGTTTTGTTGTTGATGCAGGTCAACGCTTTGCACAAATTGCGGACATGCAAGTAGGTGATGCAAATCAAGGTGCCCCTGTTGGAACGACAATTGCTTTATTAGAACGCGGTTCGCGTATCATGAGTAGCATTCACAAAAGAATGTATTATGCAATGCAAACAGAATTTAAATTATTAGCTAAAGTTATTCAAACATATCTTCCTGAGGAATATCCTTATGCCGTTGTTGGAGGAGATAGATCTATTAAACAAACAGATTTCGATGAACGCGTGGATATTATTCCCGTTGCAGATCCGAACATATTCTCCATGGCACAACGCATTCAGTTGGCACAGACTCAGCTTCAGTTAGCAACGAGTGCGCCTCAACTTCACAACGTGAAAGAAGCTTATATTCGCATGTACGAGGCTTTGGGCGTTTCGGATATTGACAAGATTATGAAATTGGAAAAACCCGAACCTATGAGCCCATCCATGGAGAACCGTAAATTAATTGAAGAAGATAAGATTGAAGCATACGAAGGACAAAATCATGATGCACATATTCAAGCACATATACTTTTTGGTTTATCACCAATTGTTCAGTTAATGCCTCAGATAGGTGTTGAGTTAAATAAACATATTTTACAACATGTCACAATTAAGGCAAAAGAAGCAGTAGCTCAACAAATAGAACAAGCAGAAAAACAAATGGGTCAAGTAGCAGAGGGTGGAGATCTAGAGTTAATGTCTGAAGCACAGATTGCCACATTAGAGGCACAATTCATGGGCGAAGTACAACAACTACAAGCACAAATGAGTGGTGAAGGACAACCAGACCCTGTTATTCAATTAAAACAACAAGAATTACAACAACGAGCAATGAATGATCAAGCTAAACTACAATTTGATCAATCTAAACTTGGTTTTGAACAACAAAAATTACAACAAAAAGATGCTATTGATAATGCAAGAATTGACTCTCAGGAAGATATTGCGCAACTAAGAGCCAATATTAATCTTAAAAAACTAGATGCTCAAGGTAAAGGACCAGGTTTTCAATATAAAAATGCTAAATAAAACATTAATAACACCACAACAATTATTTGATAGTTACATTGATCTTCTTGATAAATTTGTCAAAGATACAGTAACTAATGATAATTTAGCTTTAATTATGGCAGAAGTTTTAATGGTTAAAGTAAAAGAATTGTTTGAAGGTAAAGGATATAGTGAAGACCAGACTTTACTATTTATTCAACATGCTTTACAAGAATTAGATGAAGATAAACCAACAATTCACTAGGAGATAACATGGCATTAAATAATCCAAAACCAAAATTTATAAATGGTTCTCTATATCCAAATGCTAAAATGACAGTTTCAAAAGATATGAATCCTTATGCAGGACCCCATGTAAATCAAACTGCAATAGCTGATGTTTATAGTGCAACAATGGAAGGACCAAAAGTTACACAAAACTTAGGATCTGGACCAAAAGGACAACGTAGTAAAGTTCAAATTAAAAAAGTAGCATTCAAAGGTTTAAAATAGTATAATCCTGTTTTAACAAAGGAGGTTTTATGAACCTATTAAAAGATCTATGGGCTCACCTTAAAGAGTGGAGCGACTGGAAAATGAAGGACTGGATTAAAGCTGCTATTGTAGCTGTAATCGTAATTATTATTATCGGAGCCATTTAATGGCATTCGGATTGCTATCTGGTTTACTAGGCGGTAAAGACGGCGCTTTAAAACAAGTAGCTTCCGTTATCGATTCAATTCATACATCAGAAGAAGAGAAATTAGATAAAAAAATTATAATGCAACGCATTCAACAAAAGCTTGCAGAAAAACAATTAGATGTTAATGCAAAGGAAGCCAGCCATCGCAGCGTATTCGTTGCTGGCTGGCGACCATTTATAGGTTGGATCGGAGGGCTTGCTTTAATGTTTTCTTTCATCCTATCTCCCTGTATTGAATGGTATGCAAAATTTGCAGGTATAGATATTATGCCTCCTGCCATAGAAACTGGGCCCCTTCTAGCAATTGTCACTTCAATGCTTGGCGTCGCTGGTATGAGAAGTTTTGAGAAGGCAAAGGGTTTAACAAAATGAAAAAGAGTTCACAGAAAAAAGTTAAAAAAGTAATTAAAGGTTTAAAAAAAGCATCTAATACACATGCTAAACAAGCTAGAACTTTACAAAAAGTTATGGGAAAAAGAGGAAAATAATGGTTAAGAGAAAATTAAAAGATTTAAGTGGTGATGGTAAAATAACTCGTAAAGATGTTTTAATTGGCAGAGGCGTTATTAAGAAAAAAAAAGGTGGAATGGCTAAAGGATCTAGAGAAGGTTCTGTCATTGATACACCTGTCTCTTTTGCTAAAGGCGGTAAATTAGATATTAAAAAAGCTATTAAGAAACCTGGAGCTTTGCGTAAATCTCTTGGTGTTAAAAAAGGAGAGAAAATTCCTACAAGTAAATTAAACAAAGCTGCAAAAGCAAAGGGTAAACTTGGTCAACGAGCAAGATTTGCTAAAACATTATCTAGGTTAAGAAAAAAATAATGGGTAAACTTTGCGCAAAAGGTAAAGCAGCAGCTAAACGTAAATTTAAAGTATATCCAAGTGCATATGCTAACATGTATGCAAGTTCAATTTGTTCTGGCAAAACAGTTGAGGGTGGTAGAAAAAAACCAAAGAAAAAAGCTGATGGAGGAATGATTAATAAAGTTTCTCAACAACGAAAAAAAATATCTAATTACAATCAAGGTGGCATAGCTAAAGGTTGTGGTGGTATTAAGGAAAATAGAAGAAAAGTAACCACAGTAGCATAATGGCTAAAAAAGGATTAAGAGCTTGGGTTAAAGAAAAGTGGGTCGATATAGGTGCTCCTAAAAAAGATGGTAAGTACCAACCATGTGGTAGATCTAAAGGAAGCAAAAGATCTTATCCTAAATGTGTTCCAATTGCAAAGGCAAGATCAATGAGCTCATCACAAAAAAAATCAGCCGTTTCTAGAAAAAGAGCCGCTGGTAATCCTGGTGGTAAACCTACTAACGTAAAAACTATTGTAAAAAAATCTAATGGAGGCTATATAACCGTAAATCCAAGAGGTTTTGGTAGAATGTTACCAGATAAAAGGCCAACAACAAGAATATTTACATGACATATGACGAATTAGCTGGTTCCGTAAAATTATCCGAAGGCTTTAGAGATCACGTATACATAGATACGGAAGGATTTCGTACAATAGGTTGGGGGCATAAAGTGGTGCATGAAGATAATTTTCAAGATGGCAAGACATATACAAAAGAAGAATTACAAGAAGTATTTGATAAAGATTTAAATAATGCAATAGGTAAAGCTAGAACACTCATGGAAGAACATGGTGTAACTGATTTGCCTACAACTGCACAACATACCATTACCGAAATGGTATTTCAGCTTGGCCCTACAGGCGTGTCCAAGTTCCGTATGATGTGGAAATGCCTGCAGGAAAGCAATTTTATTGGTGCGAGTTACGAAATGCTCGACTCGAAATGGAACAAACAAACTCCAAATCGTTGCAAAAAATTAGCTGACCAAATGAAATCATGCGATTAGAAAATTTTTTTACCTATTACAAAAAAGAATTAATTGCTAGACAAGCAACCGTAGAACAAGCTATATTACAAGGCGTTCCAAATTGGGACGAATATAAGTATTTAACGGGAAAGTTACATGCTTTAAAACAAGAAGTACAGGAACTCACGGACCTGCTAAAAAAACAGGAGCTATCGGATGAATAAACCAGAAAGTAAACTTATTATGCCAAAACATATTTGGGATGGTAAAAAAAAAGAAACACAGAAAAAAGATATAGAAAAAGTACCTAAACCAACAGGATATCGTCTTGTTTTATTTCCTTTAAAATTAGAAGGTAAAACAGCAGGAGGTGTAATTCTTACAGATACCGCTATTGAACAAGCTTCAATTGCTACTAATATTTGTAAAGTTATTGCCGTAGGTCCTGATGCTTACATGGATAAAGATAAATTTCCTAATGGTGCATGGTGCAAGAAAGACGATTGGATTATCATTACAAAATATGCAGGAGCTAGACTTAGCATTGATGGTGGTGAACTTCGTATAATCAACGACGATGAAGTACTGGCAGTTGTCGAAGATCCTCGAGATATTTTGCCAGCTAACTTAATTTAACATGGAGGGCCCATGCCAACAATATTAAATACTAAAGAAGAGACTAATAAAACTATTCCAATAGATACATCTGGTGAATCAATGGATATAGAGATAGAAAATAAAAATGATGATTTAGAAGAAACAGTTGCAGAAGTTTCTACTAATGAAGAAACAGTTACAAGTGAAGAAGGGGAAGAATATTCACAATCAGTCAAAAAAAGAATTGATAAACTTACTTTTAAAATTAGAGAAGCAGAACGTCAAAAAGAAGAAGCCTTAGTGTATGCTAAATCTGTAAAAGAAGAAAGAGACACTCTTAAAGGCAAAATGACTAAAGTTGATGAAGGATATATTAATGAATATTCTGCTAGAGTTAAATCAGAACTTAACAAAGCGGAATCTGTACTTCAATCAGCAATAAATGCTGGAGATGTAAAAGCTCAAGTAGAAGCTCAAAAAGCAATTGCTAGATTAGCAATTGAAGAAGAAAGAGCTAATTCTTCTATAAAACAAAGAGAGCAAATAAAAGAAAATTTAAAAAATAATCCTGCTCCCCCTGCTCCCCCTACTCCTAAACAAGCTCAACCTGATCCAAAAGCAGAAGCTTGGGCTGAAAAAAATGAGTGGTTTGGTAAAGATGAAGCTATGACTTTTACGGCTTTATCTTTTCATAAAAAATTAATTTCTGAAGAAGGGTTTGACGGCAAGACAGATGAGTATTATAGTGAGCTTGACAAACGAATAAAAAAAGAGTTTCCTCATAAATTTGAGGATAAGAACAAAGACAGCCGAAGAGTCCAAACGGTTGCCTCTGCTAATAGATCGACAAAGAATGGACGCAAGGTAGTGAGACTCACACCCTCCCAGATAGCAATAGCTAAAAGACTTGGTGTGCCACTAGAAGAGTACGCAAAACACGTGAAGGAGGCGTAATATGACTATAGATAGTAAACAAAAAACCTCACGCAAATTAGAAACCCGTGAACAACAAACTCGTAAAAAAGGTTGGGTTCCGCCATCTAATTTAGATGCCCCTGAACCACCAGAAGGTTTTCACCATCGGTGGGTAAGATTTGAGTATAGAGGTACGCAAGATGATAAAAACGTAGTTTCTAGAATTAGATCGGGATATGAACCTGTGAGAGCAGATGAATATCCAGACAGAATGGATCTACCTCATTTAAGTGAGGGAAAATTTAAAGGCACTATTGCAGTAGGTGGATTAATGTTAATGAGATGTCCGATTGAAGTTAAAGAGTCTAGGGATGAATATTTCCAAAACTTAACTAACGATCAACAGAAATCAGTTGACAACGATCTTATGAGGGAAGAGCACCCCTCCATGCCAATCTCACAAGATAGGCAGTCTCGGGTAGAATTTGGTGGAAACAAAAAATCTTAATGAGTAAGGTCTATGTTTTACCAATATTGTCTAAAGGAGACATAACATGGCTAATATAGATGCGAAATTTGGTCTTCGTCCATACGAAAGATCAGGTTCAAATTATAATAACCAAGGTGTTAATGCGTATCCTCTAAATCTAGAAGGCTCAAGTGGTGGTACTACAAATACCATTTTTACTGGTTCTCCAGTAATCCCACTGACTTCAGGGATGATAGATCAAGCGCAAGCACAAACTGGTGGTAACGTTCCTTTGTTAGGTGTTTTTATGGGTTGTAAATATATTGCAACTGATGGAACTCCAACATGGTCTGCACACTGGCCTGGTTATTCCTCAATTAAAGCAACTACGGAAGCAATAGCTTACGTAGCGGATAATCCGCACGCTTTATTTGTAATAAATGCTGACGGTGCTTTACCAGATAGTGACTTATTTAAAAATGCACAAATGGTAACAGCTCAAGATGGTAACGCTACAAGTGGTTATTCAAGTGCTGAACTTGATGCTACAAGTGCAGCAGCTGCTGAAGCAGCCTTCAATTTAAAAATTGTAGGTTTTGATGATGAAGCTTCTGTAAGTGCAGGTGCCGTTGATAAAACTGTAGCAGGTCGACTAGCGATCGTAAAACTTAACGTTCATTTCATGGACTCAACCGCAGGAATATAGGAGATAGGATATGGCTATTAATAGAGCACAGCTTGCCAAAGAACTAGAACCTGGTTTAAACGCCCTGTTCGGTTTAGAATACGCACGCTACGAAAATGAAGCTGCTCAAATATTTGAGCAAGAAACAAGTGACAGAGCTTTTGAAGAAGAAGTTATGTTAGTTGGATTCGGACAAGCAAATGTAAAAGCAGAAGGATCAGCAGTTGGTTTTGATACCGCTTCTGAATCTTT